TCTTAAACCTTCCTCGATATATAGACCGGCAGCCTTTATGCCATTTTCTACAGATACAAATCCGTAGTCCATAACAGGATTACCGACAACATCTAGGAAGTCGATAGCTCTGGCATCAACTGCTGTGAATTTGATTGTGTATTGGCTGGACGCAGGTGTAAACAAATCGATGCCTGAACCTGAACTTGTGCCACCGAACGGAATTCCGTTAATGTCATTGTTGGTGTTAACAATCGTAATTGATCCGCCGGAATTGTTAGTAATCATCAATGTCAGTGTGTCGGGTGTAGATGCAATTATGTCAGGAATGTTCGCTGCATTGATACTCTGTGCCATTTGAGCAGGTCTTGCATAATCCTCGTACCCCGGATCTGTCGAAGTTAGATTGAACGTTACCGAAACTCCATTAATGGTTGCCGCTGCTGGCGAGTTCGAAGCCCACAAAACAGGTTCCCCGTATGTTGGAGTAATATAGGAATTGTTTGTCTGGATAGAATTTGGAACTAGAACAGTTGCAGCAAGAACACCTGTCTGTGCAACATTAGGATTGACTGCATTTACAATGTCAACAGGAGATCCTGTTCCGCCGACTGTAATGTCAACGGAATTCAATTGGAAAACGTTACCCGGTGCTGTTGGACCAGTTCCTGTGCTGTAAGAAATAGATGAAGTATCTTTTCTTAATTCGATATAAATTTCGGTGCCGCCGGGCACAGTAGTTACTTCACCCGGATTGACTAGACTGGTGTAAATTACATCGCCTTCAAGGCCCGGCAAATAATCTAGTTCAACGATTTTCTGAACAGGATTAATAGTGAACCAACCTGGGATAGTATCCGAGATAGATGTTACACGACCGATGACCAATCTGTTAACCGAACTGGAAAGTGTAAACTGGTGATTAATCGGATCCGCCGCAATAACATCGTCAATATTGAAATTGTTATTTTCTTGGTAAAGTGGATAATCGTATTGTAAGTTGATGTACTGGAATCTACTTTGGATATTCGTGCTGAATGCTGCCGAAATACCAGCTGGAGGTACAGGGTCAATAACAGGCAAGCCTGCTTCATTCAATCCGAAGATAATGTATGTACCGATACTAGGGGAACCGTTACCAACTTGTGCTGGATCGCGGAAGGTGTTGTAGCGGAAAATATCCTGCACAATGCAAGTGACTTGTGAAACAGTTTTTGATTCAACTGCAATAATCTGCCATGCTTGACCAGTTGTGATATTTGCAATCCACTGTCCAACAATAACGTCCTGTCCATTGTAGGCGCCCGGATTTCTAGTAATCGAGGAACTCTGTGTTTGAGTATCGATATTCATAGTAATGCGCCACCTGTAGTCTCTTGGAACAGGTGTCGGTTCTGGATTTCCAGGAATCACAGGATAAAGGAGCGGATTGTACCAGGGCATCGACTGTGTTCCCACAACCGAAATTATGTTACCCTGAATAGATCTCAGTGGAATGTTCAAAAATGCCATCTTAGAATCCAAAGACAATGATTAGATATGCTCTTTGGCCGACGCCTGCTGATGCGCCTGTATCTCCCATTCTGGTTTGTAATGTAACTACGTTTGAAGATGTGAATCCCGAAATAAGTGCAGGAGCAGCCGAAGTGCCACCGCCTGCAACCTTAGCGGATGGCAAGCTAGTTGTATCTTTCACCACAAAGTCATTTGTCGAATAAACCTGTGCGTATGTAGCAATGGATTTCGGCAAGTTTGTCTTTCCAGTAAATGTATAAGTTGCGATACAGTTAGCTGCATCAGTTACAGTTGCAGTCACGCCGGAAGTTTGTGAGTACAATGCATCCACTGGAGCAAATGTACCTGAACCACCCGAACCATAGTGCCAAATAACCACTTCTGGTGCGCCGCCGGAAATTGTAACCGGAGTATTTGTTACACTGGTAATACGTCCCTTAGCATCAACTGTAAATACTGGAACGGAAGTACCCGACCCGTATGTGCTTGCTGTCACACCAGTTGTTGACAAAGTTGTGGCAAAAGAACCTGTGCCCGAGCCTGTAACGTCGCCTGTCAATGTAATGGTCTGGTCACCTGTATTTGTGCCAGAAAGATTAGAACCTGTGACGGTGCCTGACGCTGCTACGCTCAGAGGAGTAATGTTGGCAAGACCGATTGCAATTGTTCCGGCGGTAGTAATTGGCGATCCTGTAATAGAAACACCATTCGAGCCAGAAGCTGCAACGGACGTAACAGTACCAACGCCGCCGGAAGCTGACCAGAATACGTTAGTACCATCAGACGCCAATACCTTACCGTTATTTCCAGCTTGACTTGGAAGTATGTTGTTTATTGCGCCTGCTGCTGTTGTTGCACCAGTACCACCATTAGAAATTGCAAGAGTTCCCGCAAGGATCAGTGTTCCTGCTGTAGTAATTGGTGTACCGCTGAAAGACAATCCAGTTGTTCCGCCGCTTGCTGCAACAGATTGGACTGTACCTGCCGATGAAGCAATAACAATGCTCGAAACACTCGAAATACGCCCCTTTGCATCGACTACAAATCTTGGAACGTGTGTGGAATCGCCGTATGTTCCTGCTGTTACACCGGTTGTAGACAAAGTTGCCGGAACTGTTGTTTGGCCTGTACCTAGAACATCACCAGTTAGGGAAATTGTCTGGTCACCAGTATTTGTACCCGAGCTAGAACCACTCAAAGTACCATTAATATTTGACCCCGAAATTGTTCCAGTTGCTGCTACGCTTGTTGGAGTGATTGCACCCAACGAAAGTGTGATTGCAGGAGTGGTAGACGGATTAGCTACTGTGCCGGAAACGCCATTTGCAGAAACAACAGAAACAGAAGTAACGCTACCTGCGCCAGTTGTAATTGTTGTGTTGGTAACACCGGTAATACGACCTTTTGCATCAACTGTGAAAACAGGAACTTGCGTAGAACTACCGTAGGTATTAGCAGCCACACCAGTCGTAGACAATGTTGTTGCAAAGGTACCAGTTCCGCTGCCAGTTACGTCACCAGTTAGAGAAATTGTTTGATCGCCAGTATTTGTGCCGGAACTTGTTCCGCTGAATGTACCGTTAAATGTGCCAGAGAAATTCGAGCCAGAAATTGTTCCGCTCGCTGCAACACTGGCCGGTGTAATTGCACCAAGGCCGATGGTAAGTGTTCCGCTCGAAGTAATCGGTGAGCCAGAAACAGTAACACCCTGATTACCTGTGCCCGAAACAGATGTAACTGTTCCGGCGCCAGAGGCAATTGCGATATTAGAGACACTAAGGATACGACCCTTAGAGTCAACTTGAAATCTAGGTACTGTTGTAGAAGTACCATATAATCCGGCTGTGACACCCGTATCTGCAAGAGTTGCAGGGAATGTACCTGTACCGGAACCCGTAACATCGCCAGTTAAGGTAATTGTTTGGTTACCAGTGTTTATACCAGAAAGGTTTGAACCTGTAACTGTACCAGTTGCTGCAACAGATGTAGGAGTAATGTTTCCAAGACCAATTGTGATAGCAGGCGCAGAAGTAGGATTCAAAACGTTTGTTGTAACGCCCTGAGTGCCTGTTGCAGAAACTGTCGTAACAGTGCCTGTTCCACCGCTTGTAATGGGAACATTAGAAATGCTTGTAATACGACCCTTGGCATCAACTGTAAGAACTGGAATCAGCGATGTACTGCCGAAAGTACCTACGTTAGCATTCACTGTCGCAAGTGTTGCCGGGAAGGATGCAGTTCCTGAGCCTGTTACGTCACCAGTTAATGTAATAGTCTGGTCGCCGGTGTTATTCCCGGATAGGTTTGAACCAAGAACTGACCCTGACGCATGAACACTCGAAGGTGTGATTGCACCAAGAGATAATGTAATGGCTGGAGTCGAAGTAGGGTTAGCTACAACACCGCTGACACCATCATTAGAAACTACCGAAACTGTCGTAACGGTGCCTAGTGTAGAAGGCTTATTGGTTAGATCATTGTAATCACCAGTGGTGGCGACCGTGGCAAGACCCGTAATGCTAGCAGCTGGTATAGTGGTCGAATAGATCAGCTGAGTTCCAGCTGAGTTCCATCGTACATAACCGTCGGGGAGCGATGGTTTTGCTGTATCACTTAATCCGGCGAAACTAAAACTGCTGCTCGTCGGCTTGTTCAGCAGAGTATTATAGTCTAGGAATTTGTTTTCCCAGAGGCTAGTGAATGAGTTATAGACTAACGCTTGTCCATTCTGCAAGGAGAGTGGATTGTCGACTTGATCAGAAACGTCGATCAATTCGCCTAATCTGTTTACGCCGCCGTTTCCGCCACCGACGTCTGCATTTACGAATGCTTTTCGCACCGAGTCATAAATTACGCCCTGACCGTCGCGAAGGTCCTTAATGTAAAATGTCGGTACATACTGATTCAGTAATGCATTTTGACCAATGATTGCCATCTATTTCTGTTTCCTTATAGGCTAAGAAGAACTTTATCAATTTGGCCCCATTGCCAGGTTTGCCATTGAACTGTGCTAGGTACTTGCGGTTGAATATATTGTCTATTCAACACTGCACGAACAAACACAAAGTTACCTTGGAAGGTGAATGCTTGTGAACCCGTGTCGCCGCCATTCGCGCCAGTTGGTGCAAGTGGGTTTTCTGGGTAAATCAGGAATGGTGTGTTTACGTTGTCACCATTTGGATTCATTTTAATCCAAAACCAATCTTCCGGCTCGGGCTTTAGAGCTAAGGTAGCCTGGAGTCCAAAGCCGCCGACGAAATTCTGGTAAACAACTTGTACGGTGTGGAGGCCATCAGTGTAGCCATAATAAGCGTCGGCCCTGATTGGCTCGCCGATGACATCCCACTTTGTCCCTGTATTTGTCATCATTAGAACACTTTTTCTAATTGCCATTATTTTGTCTCCATTTTTGACGCTAGATACTTATTCTTCACAATTTTTCCTTCTTTAGCGGAATATCTTATCGTCTTAGGAGCCACATTGTGTATCTTACAAAATTCATCCAGACAGTTTATTAAAAATTCTTCGCCTGTATGAACATTCATAATTTTCCAAATAGCATTATTATTTCTAATTGACAGAGATATTTTATTTTTAGTTTCCTGAGTTCGTGGAGATCTAGTTTTGCCAGCCAATGCCTTTGAAATGTTCCTTTTATGCAAATCGGTTCTTTGAGAATAGTCGTATGTTTTACCTCCGATACCGCCTTCAGCAATATTGTAGGACATGGGATCATTTCTAGCATTAGTTTTTATTATAAACTCTTTCTCTAGTTCCGCTAACTGTTTTCCAGTTTCAGATTCGGCTAAAATTTCCCTAATAAATTTTTCTTTTCCATATTTTTTAATAGCACGCATAATGGCCACGCCGCTACCCAAATAAGACGGCTTGCTACCTTCGTATTTTCCAATATACCATTTACCATTCACGGTATTTGTAGTCTTGTATATGATACCGGTCGCCATAGTGTTCCTTTTCTTTTTAGTATTTATCAAAAAAGGACGAGAACATATAGCCGTAAAAAAAGGCCCCGGGGGGCCTTTTCTGTGTGCAGTTATCTCTTAGATAACCAGGGGTTCCACGATTGGAGCAAGAATCTCTACAACAGGAGCATTATCAACGACTGTGATATTTGCTCTGCCGCCATACTTCAGCTTACCGAACAAAATTTCCTTGGACAGTGGCTTCTTGATGCTGTTCTCGACCAGACGTTCCATTGGGCGTGCGCCCATCTTAGGATCGAAGCCATTTGCAGCGAGCCATTCGCGAACATCCATTCCGACGTTAATCGTAATGTTCTTCGGAGCGCACATTTCTGCAACCTTGTCAATTTCTGCGTTGACAACTAGCTTCATTTCTTCTGCGCCGAGCTTGTTGAACTTGACAGTTGCATCCAAGCGGTTTCTAAACTCAGGTGTAAACACTTTCTTCAACTCCGAATCAATCACTCCACTGTTATTCTGGTCACCGAAGCCAATCTTCAGCTTTTCAGCATCCGCAGCACCGATGTTAGCAGACATGATAATGATTACGTTGGAGAAATCAACTGTCTTACCCTTGCTAGACGTTAGACGTCCGTCGTCCATTACTTGCAGCAACACAGCAAAGATATCCGGTGATGCCTTTTCAATTTCGTCCAGCAGTAGGACGCAATTAGGGTTGGCATCGATCTGAGAAATAAGCTGTCCATCGCCCATCTTACCTTCACCGTGACCGACATATCCTGGAGGCGCACCGATCAGTCTTGAAACAGTGTGCTTTTCCATGTACTCCGACATATCGAAGCGAACCAGCTTAACACCCAGGATGGATGCAAGTTGCTTTGCAGTATATGTCTTACCGGAGCCTGTCGGGCCAGTAAACAGGAAGTTACCAACTGGCTTGCTTGGGTTACGCAATCCAGACTTGGACAAGTAAATCGCTTCAACAACCGCATCAATTGCCTCGTCTTGTCCGTAGACTTTGTCCTTCATGCGAGGGCCGAGATTCTCGAGTGCGTCGTTCTCCTTCATGTCGATCATATTTGCCGGAATACGGGCAATTTTTGAGGCTTGTTTAACGACCATGTCTACTGTGACGTTGCCGTGCTCCTCGAGCTTTGCACAAGCGCCAGCAGCGTCCATGATGTCAATCGCCTTATCAGGAAGGAACTTGTTCTTCATGTAGCGAACACTCAAGTCCACGCATAGATCAGTGGTGCCCTGATCGTAAGTAACGCCGTGGAACTTTTCGTAATACTTGAGCAGACCGAACAGGATTCGCTTGGAATCTTCCACGCTCGGCTGGTCAATATCGTACTTCTGGAAACGACGCAGCAATGCCTTGTCCTTTTCGAAGTGTTCGTGGAATTCGTCATATGTTGTTGCACCAACGCACATCAGTTGGCCCTTTGCAAGCATTGGCTTGAGCAAGTTGCCAGCGTCCATTGTGCTACCAGTTGTGGAACCAGCGCCAAGGATCATGTGAATTTCGTCAATGAACATAATGCAGTTGCCAAGCTTCTTGACTTCGTCCAACACGCCCTTCAGACGTTCTTCAAAATCACCGCGGAACTTAGTGCCTGCAAGCAATGCACCAATGTCCAAGCTGTAGACAACCTTTTCCTGCAAGGCCTTAGGAACTTCCTTGTTGACAATCTTCATTGCCAAGCCTTCTGCAAGTGCAGTCTTACCAACGCCAGGTTCACCGACGTAGACTACGTTGTTTTTCTTTCTGCGTGCAAGGATTTCGATGGTGTCGATAACTTCACGTTCGCGACCAATCACCGGATCAATTGTGCCCTCTGCTGCTTCCTTGTTCAGGTTGCGTGCATATTGTGTTAGCGGGCTTTCTTCTGCGTTTGCTTGTTTCTCGTCAGCCTTGCGAAGTTGGTTGATAAGCTTTTCTCTGCTTACACCATTCTTTGCCAGGAAGTAATAAGCGTGGCTGGTTTCTTCGCTGAGGATGCTGATAAGAACTGCTTCGTTTGTGACTTCACTTCTGCCACTGAAAATCAGCTGAGTGTAGGCACGCTGGAATGTACGTTGTAGAACGTTTGTGCGCTTTGCAGGAACGTCCTTTAGTTCTGCTGGCTTCTTCAATGCAGCGTCCGATAGGAACGTGATGACTTCCGCCTTGACTTTTGTTGGTTGAGCGCCGATACTTAGGATAAGTTCGTTGATGTCCTTTTCGTGAAGCAGAGACAACAAAATGTGCTCGAGGGTTACATATTCATGATTGTTGTCGTTAGCGAAAGCTACCGCACGTTCAATCATTTTTTCTACTTTCTTTGTACTCATAGTTCCTCAGATATTAATGGAATCTCTTCTGGGCATCTGTTTCAGAATGACCTTCTGTTCTTCCGTGAGATTTCTTGGTGTGGTGATCGAGCATCTTACCAACAAGTCGCCGGTCCTGTCTGTCTCGGGATTCTTCATCCCTTTGGCAGCTAACTTAACTATTTGTCCAGTTTGGATACCAGCCGGTATGTTAAACTGTAACTTCGCACCGTCTAAGTGTTCAAGCACAACCTCTAAACCAAGTATGGCTTCGAATGCGCTTATTTCCACATCGACAAGCAAGTCATCGTTGGAACGTTTGAACTTAGGATGGGAAAGGATGTTTACCTGATAAAGCTTGTTATCAGAATAGAACTTAGTACCCGGACGAACGCCCCTTGGAATCTGGACAGTAGTCTTGCTGTCTACCTTTAGATATTTACCGACATATGCGTCGGCAAGTGATATATTGATGGGGTGAATCGTAGCACGATTCGATGAGAAATTACCTTGTCTGAAAATGTCCTCAAATTGACCACCGAACATTTCCTTGAAGATGTCGTGTGCATCTGCACCGCCATGCGTCCAAGTTCTGTGAGTAAATTTGTTGCCATTCTCTGCGTCCGAACCATACATGTCGTATTGTTCGCGCTTGTCCTTATCTCCAAGTATTTCGTATGCCTCCTTGGCTTCCTTGAATTTTGCCTCTGCGGCAGCCTTCTCAGATTCTTCAGTGATCCTGTCAGGGTGGTACTTCATCGCAAGCTTACGATAAGCTTTCTTGATGTCATCCTCGGAGGCGGTTTTGGGCACGCCAAGGACACTGTAATAGTCCTTGCTCATATTTGTTGGGTTTAGAAACGGTACGTGATACGACCGAGGTCGAGATCGTAGGGACTGAGCTCTACTTCAACCAGATCGTCTAACAATATCTGGATATTGTTCTTGCGAATCTTTCCGCTGATTACAGCGTTCATTACATGCCCATTTTCAAGCTTTACCTTAAAGCGGGCACCCGGGGATGCATCAGTGATGCGTCCCTTAATTACAATAACGTCGTCCTTGGCCAAATTATCTCCCGTAGCTCAAATATGCATTTCTGAGCAACATTACCTTGTCACCCTGATTGATGAACAAGAATTTGTCAATTGGTAGAACCTGGCAATTACCAAGCATGCCTTCTAAGACGTTTGCTTCGTACGGATTCTTACCTACTCTGAAAGCAGATTCGCTCAAGAAGTTCCTCCCAATGACAGTATCATAATCGCCAACGTCCACTACCTCGGCAATTATCTTATTCCTGTTGTTGACAAGTGTAACACTGTTGTTATCAATAGTCAAGTTAGTAACCATCGAAGTTTTGAAAAACGCGCTGATATCTTCTTTCATCGATGCCATAGTAAATTCATCCTTTGAGACGTAATCGTCCGGGTTAGTAATTATGAAATTGTAAAGTTCGGGATCGTTAGCCTGGTACGAATGTTCGGACAGATAAGGCTTGACTTCCCATTCCATATCTCCAGCTACGTTGTTGACGTCTTTGAGCAATGCTTGGAACTTATTTGGAAACGTATCATCTCTCGACATTTCGACGAAGACGAGATAGCGCCCTTCTTCGTCTGTATTGGGACTTACTTCAACATCCAGGGTGTCGATAAACCCTCTTTGGATGAATGTGTTTAGGTCTTCCGCCGGTTCCTGATCGTTTAGGTAAAAGGCCACCACGATGACTTCTTTTGTGTCACCGGCCTTAGGTTCAAACTCATCAATAGAAACAGTAGACAGAATTGTACCTGCTAGATCGCCATTCTTTAAGCTCATAACGTTCCCGTTCCCTCATCAGATGGCATATCTTCCCCGCCCATTTCTAGGCCAGCTGAAAGATCGTCACCGGGGCCTTCCTCTGTTTGCACTTGGTCATCAAATGCATCAGCTAATTCCGAATTTGTATCCTCAATATCCTGCTGGATAATATCATCGATATTTTCCAAACCGCGGTTAATGTATTTGATAGGTAGTTCGATTGTTACAAGCCAAATGTCGTGATCGACCATTTTGGCACGTTTCGTCTGTGGATCAACCCAATCGGCTGGTCCATTTACTTTGATGGGCTTCTTAAATACGCCCTTTTGAAAATTCACTTTTGCGCCTAGCTTTGTTAAACGTAGGCCTCCATCTGGATCAGGCATCATTTTTGCCGGAAACATCCACACAGTCTTGTACCAATAACGTCCAATAATCGGGCCTTCAACAAGTTCACCCAAAATCCAATTCTTATACGCAAATAATTCTGCGTTGTCTAATGTTCGTTCAAACTCAAGCAAAGTATCGAGGATGCTTTCGCCCTTCGAAATACTTACTAGCGTTTTCTTGATTGAGTCTAGATCAGTTGCCATCTTTATTTCTGCGCCTTTGCTGTGCAATTCTCATATTTATCTTGTGCTCTTCGGATTTTGGTTTACCTTTCTTAGCCAATGACATTTTATGCTTTGTTTCATCACTAAAAGTTTTCCCAAGATTAGGGCAGGAATTAGGACGATTTTTCATTTTGTCTCGTTGTTCTTCGGTAAATTCATATCTGTTACCTTTATTAGGGGATGTTCTGCCCTTTAACTTATCAGATATTGCCTGCTTCTTCTCTTCTGACTGATTCTTTGCCGACTCAGACATTTTTCGTCTTGTATCATCCGATACGACTTTTTCTTCCTTAACTTTCCTTCTTAACCAGCCGAATAATTTATTGTTACACTTTCTATATGAATTTCCCTTACCGCTCATTCTTAACACCGCCAATACAAGCTTATATTCTTTTGGGTAAATTTTTATAAGAAGTTGATGCGCAACATAGTGTTCCTCTGGTGTAAGTTCCACTATGTTTTCGTGCGAGTCTGCCCCGCCGACGCATTTTGGTACAACATGGTGCTTTTCTTTATATGAGTTTAATTGTCGGTTTCTTGCCCTATCAATTAATTTTTCATAGTGATTTTTGTAATTCATATTACTATTTATCAAGAAAACGCCAAATCAATTTTTATATGATTTCCGCAAAGATATTTAATAATTGGATAAGTAAACGTGTATGCAACATACATTCGATCCTGTTATCGAAGATTCCCCGGGTGGACAATCCCCGTCCAGTAGCCCGTTTACACCAAAAAAAATCCAACTAAGGAGCATCACCTTGAGCAAAAACCGCAGAATGGCCAAAGTCGCGCCAGCACGTTCATCACGTCCATACAAAGATGAAGAATCTACATCAAAAGTAGTAAAACTCGGTAATCGTAATTACAAGAGAGTCGAAATGATTCCTCGTAATATAGCCCAAGAAACATACGTCGATGCCCTACTTGAAAAAAGAATGGTGTTTGCTGTAGGTCCAGCTGGAACAGGTAAGACCCTATTGGCCGTCCTAAGAGCAATCAAAGCACTACGTGAAGGAGAAATCACAAAAATCATTATCACTCGTCCTGCTGTTAGCGTTGACGAAAAGCATGGATTCTTGCCAGGCGATCTTAATGCCAAGATGGAACCCTGGACACGCCCAATTTTTGACGTTTTCGAAGAGTATTACGGTTTGCCAGAAACAAAGCGCATGCTTGAAGAAGGAACGATTGAAATTGCACCGTTAGGATTTATGCGTGGACGTACTTTCAAGTATTCCTATATCATTGCAGATGAAATGCAAAATGCTACACCAGATCAAACTAAGATGTTGCTTACTCGTATCGGTGAAGGAAGCTCAATGGTTTTAACAGGCGACCTTAAACAACACGACAGAGGCTTTGACAAGAACGGATTGAAGGACTTCTTGGAAAGACTCGCTGCAGGTAAGCCAGCATCTATGTCAGTTTGCACATTCGGAATCCAACACATCGAGCGTGACCCTATCGTTGCAGAAGTGCTTCAGATATACGGCGAAGATTAAAAAAGGCCCGCAGGGGCCTTTTAGTAGTAAACAAAAAGGGGCTTGAAGCCCCTTTTGTTATTTAGAAGAAATTTCTTTTAGTTGGCGCGAGTAACGCTCGTGTAACGCTTGTTCTACTGGAGGTAGTTTTCCGTCCTTAGCTTGCGACTTCTTAATGTCCAATTCAAAAACCTTATCCTCTAGTGTTTGCTTACGCAATTGCTGAACGGATTGTTGAATTTGCTGTTGTGTCGCAGACTTATCTTTTTCTACTTCGGCAGCGTGTGCATAACGTGCGTCTAAAGAAAACAATGCGCCCACCAAAGTAATAATTGTACCCGAGGAGGCGAAAATTGATTTCCAGGGATTGTCTTTAACCATTTGTGGTAGCATCATATTTGTTCCTTAGAAGTTGGGAACAACTACTCCATCTAGGGTAGTTGTTACATTGCGAGAAATACCATTTGCTTTTCTGTAAATTTTTTCATCTGCAATAAAGACAGAATACTTTTGGAGTATAGTCATCCAAGCAGCTTTAACACTCTCATCGAATGTCCAAACACTTTCAAAAGATAGACCTTGTGTATCGCTAATCGATAAATTAGCAATGAGTTCTAATTCCTGCTTTTCAGCTTCGTTTGTGGCAGGGTCCTGAAACCAAACTGTCGATAAATCGGGTCTTGCCCAAACCACTGTAATAACGTATGTAGCCATTTCTGCTCCTTTAGCTTTATTTATCTGCTTCCCAGGTTATTTTATTCCAGATACGTTCATGTATGAAGTATAAGGCCGTATTTATAACTAGCTGGAAAATGGCAACGGCGCCTGCGGCGCCGAAGTTCCCTGTTATAAGAAATGTTATCAGAAATGTCGATGTACTGCCGGTTAATCTCCAGCTTAATGTTTTAGCGATACTACGCTTTACCGTTTCCTTCAATTCCCATTTCCCTTCTAATTTTTGTAGCAGAAATGGAAGTAATAGATTCGTCAAAACTTTCTTGCTCTATCTTATACCCTACATCTCTTCCGTATGTAATATTCACAATGTTAGGCACAAGGATAATTTCATACTGTCCTTGATAGATAGGATCCAGGTCTCTGCGAATAAATTCCTTAACCTGATCTGCTGCAAATGGATTACTTCCATTCCAGCCTTGGCAGTCACGGATCATAATTGCTACCTGTCCTGTTTTGGCAATTGCACGTTCGAATAATGCTCTGTGCCCAGGATGCCAAGGCTGCCAGCGGCCGAGCATTTGTACAGTTTCTTTCTGCCAATCAAATGTTGGGCGCCGCCTATTTTCAAGCAAATGAGCTCCGATAAATTCGGCCCACTTTTCGGCATTTTGTTCTGTTACTCGAAAGTCGTAAACATCTGGCGGAACAAACGCTTTATTTGTGTCTTCAAACCGTCCACGATCAATGGTGTCAACCCAAATAGTCCATTCTGCCTTAAAGTTGTCACGCATCTCCACCAGAGGTGCTACAAAATCACAAATAGCAAAATCGCATTCTATCTTGTCTGCTAGTTCGCGCATTCGATGACTTTGGCGAATTCTTCCCTCGTGGCTGAAATCCCAGTCGTTGTATTCTTTTCTGACTTGGTCAGCATTTATCCAAACTACCTTCTTTTGAAAGTTCTCCAAGTACACTCTGAGCTTTTCTGCCAGTGTTGTTTTGCCTGCTCCCGGCAGTCCCATAATCAGAACTCGTGTCATACCTTGTTCTTGTATTCGTTATAGATTTTTTTCAAAGCATCCAGATTGGCAACGTACCTGTACATGGTACCCATTTGCCTCCGGTAGTGAATATTATGATCTTTGAAGGCAGGAATTCTACCATGTGTAATATCGTAGAAATCTACTTCAATATGATTGTTAAATCCATTACGAATCATTTTATGAAGCTGTGTGACTCTACTCATCCCTAGCATTCCTGTGCAGAAAATATCTTCGCGCAACGTCACTGGTTCACGCAATGCACCTTCAGTCCAATACCAAAATTGTTTGGCTATTGTATAACTGATAAGTTGTTCAAATTTGTTTTCTCGTGTAATCAGAATCATGCATGTTTCACGATAGGCTAAATCGTTTAACATGTTCAGATTACCGAAAAAAGATTCGGGCCAGATTGTAACTATAGTTTTCGGATGTTTGTCTCGTAGGGAAATGTAACCAGAATATCTGGTTTCAGTCATTGAATTACGGGACACTGCATTAAGTGCTGAATTGTCGGAATACTCGACATGATTTTTCAATCTGTAAGATTTTTCCCAACCCAAATCAATTCCCGATGTAGAGACATCCATGAATTCGCCAAAGTTATGATAACCAAGGCGCTCCATGGAGTTCGAGAATGTCTTTGTAGCGTTACGTGGAAAACTCACTATCGCATAATGATTGTGATTTCCAATCTGATCTTTAAGCATTTAATCCGTAGTCCCTACATACCAAGTTATAAATTTCTTTCCACGGGCTTTCAAAGCTTACTGTAGGAAACATGGGTGCTGCGTAGGTAGAATTATACGGGTGGTTAATCAGAATAGGACGTAGCCCTACTTTATAACCTGCCTCGGCTTGTTCAGTGTGATCTTCGATCCAAAACAGTCCACTATCTCGCCAGCGAGTAAGTTCTTCATACTTATTCGCTCCTTGCTTAAGACAGACTATCTCTTCGAACACATCACCAAACAAATTAAACAGATTGGCTGTCCGGTGAATCTTAGCTTGTGGCAGGTCGCTCAAGCTAGTTACGACAGTAAACCTGAACCCTAAATTAGCCAGTTTTCCCACATATTCCACGGCATCTGCAAAAGGCTCTAAGTGGGCTATATCAGCGCTCTCGTTGAACTCTTTTATGTGAAGTCTTGCCTCATCATAGGTTACTGCATGCCTGTCTGTAATGCTGTAAAAGCCATCCGTGTCAGGCAATTGCGGGTAACCGCGACTAGACATGTATTTTTGGAAACCTCTGTTCCAATTTACAAGACAACCGTCCGTATCGGTTAGAATATGTTTGTCTTTGAACTTAATCATTCCGCAACAACAACATTTTCGCCGTCGACTGTTACAGGACGTTCGTCTGCAACGGGTTCTTCCGCAGGCTTAGGGCGGAAATGTGCATCCAGTTGTTCCATTTGCTTAGGATACTTTTCACGAATATAAGTTTCGAACTTATCGTATTCCGTGATTCCTTTAGCTGCACCGATAACCATTTTTTGGTTAATATAATCCCCGATTGCTGTTGCTGTGCTGATGTGCTTGTTACGAACTTGGTCAACAAATTCAACACGTTCGGTAACTTGCCAACTGTCCTTAGACTTTGTCTTCAGACTTCTGATTTGTGTAACAACGATGAATACTTTATCTTTTCTCATTTTAGAACCTTGTAATATGTGTTTCGCAACCTGCGTATTTTAACCTTAGCATAAATTCAACATCCGGATCATCTGTTAGAACAATCAATAGCTGGCTATTCTCTCTTCCAGGTGCAGATGTTTTAGCGACAATTGCCTTATCTTTCGGAGCAATAGTTTGAATATCTTTGAAAACGGTTGAGGCTTCTTCTTCGGAGATGGTAATTTGAATGCGTGAGCTCACAGCACACCCTTAGCAATCATTTCCAATTCGATAAGTGTAGCTGATAGATTGATTTCACGATCTGCACAACTAACGTCCTTAACCAAACCGTCTCTGATTACCAGGACACACTTGCTTTGCTTGTCGTCATCCTCGCCCCAAATTTCAAGATTCTCATACATGAAACGGAACAAGTCTTCGTACTCTTCTTGCCTTACTTGTGTGCAGATAAGCTTTCTCGCGTCTGCATACTTTCCTGCCTTGAACAATGTGACCATATCAATTCTATAGTCACTTAATTGCTCGGATTCTGCATCTGGCAGAGTAAGCTTTCCGTCAAGGGAATTAGCCTGTATCATACTGATGCCACGACGCAGGTCTGGATAGGTTTTGTCAACAATAGCTACAAGTGCTTCAAAATTGATTTCGATTCTTTCCTTAGTCAGGATATCAACAAGGCGTGCATCAAATTCGTCTCTGTCGAGATTCTCGATGTGCATGCGTCCTGTTTCGCAACGCGATTTGATAGCGTCGATAATCTTGTGTGGATAATTGCATGTTAGCAGAAATCGTACACTCTTTGCATACTTTTCCATTGTGCCACGCAATACGCCCTGGGCTGCTGGAGACAAGCCGTCGGCTTCGTCCAGGAAGATGTAACGCATTTCGCCGAAGCCACGTGTCTCGGCAAATTTAGAAATGGTATCGCGAATATAGTCAACGCCGTTATCTTTCGATGCGTTAACTTCTAGAACGTCAAACGGATTGATGTCTAGTTCATTCAGCAATACTTTAATGAGAGTGGATTTGCCTGTGCCTGGAGAACCAGACAAAAGCATGTGCGGTAGAGCTCCGCTGCTAATCCACTTTGTAATTTGTACCTTTTGTTTCGGATCCTTAAAAACGTATCCGTCGATGCCAGGTGGTCTGTATTTTTCTGTCCAGAGTTCTTTCACAGTTTTATCCTTTTATGTAGTGTAACAAAGGTGTTACACGAGTATCAAGCTGTGAACTGCGAAAAGATTGCAACTTCCTCTGGTTCTGTGTCGGACACTAGACTGACCGAGTTCGGCCATTCAACGCCCCAAACTTGGACTTCTGAACCGTCGTCCTCTTTGACTTTTAACATTCTTGTCCAGCGATTGGTATCGATAAGAATCCATTGCCCAACAGAAATGTCGGTAATATCTTCGCCGACAGAATATACCTTACCCCAGCGTGGTCGAATGCTTTCGCTCTTACCTTCCATGCCCGGGATAATGATTCCGTTAACAACTCTAGATCCCTTTTCTAAGTCGGTAACCAGAACCTTGCCTTTTAGTGCTTTAATTTTCACTTTGCATCCTTATCAATGACGATATCGCCATTCGGTAGTTCGACTTCCTTTGGCTTTGCCACAGGTGCCGGTGTAGGGGCAGCTTTCTTAGGTGCGTCGAGAACAGGAACTTGTGCTTGCGGCATAGAACCCTTCAGACCAGATGACACCACGCTGGTTTGCTTGTTGTGCGAAGCACGAGCAATTTCGGCAGCAGTGCGAATAACCTTGCC